TATGGCTGCTGGGGCATTGACAGTCACAGGCACCATTTCTGGTACTGCTGAAGGTGGTTTCCACACTTTGAAATCTCAGGCAGGGGCAACCCTGACTGGCTCTCTTGTAAACCACGGTGGAGTTACAATCACAAACGGTACGTTGTCTTCATCGGGCCCAGTAGTGATTGGAGATACCGTCACTTTGACAAATGCTGCAGCGCTTACATTGTCCGGAACAATCTCATCTTCCGGCGGGGCAACGTTCTTAGGAAAAGTCATCGCGGAAGATGTAAACGTTAGTGGTACTTTGACTACCACATCATTTGCTCCAAGCGCAATTTCGGGGGCAGTCAAAATTAATGTACTTAGCACCGCCAGATTCATAAACCCCACCTCAATTGTAACATCCGGTACAGTTGAGACTAAAGGTGCTTTGTCTTCCTCAAAAGGCGCGGTGTTCCTTGGCACAGTCATCGCGAACACTATCCAGGCATCCAGCAGCATCATGGCCGCCGGAGCACTGACAGTTACAGGTACCATATCGAGTTCCGCAGAAGGCGGATTCCATACTTTGAAATCTCAGGCAGGAGCAACGCTTACAGGCTCCTTGGTTAACCATGGTTCTGTGACGATCACAAACGGTACATTGTCTTCATCGTCACCGATGGTGATAGGAGACACTGTTACCTTCACAAAAGACGCCTCGATTGTGACATCTGGTTCAGTGGCACTTGCCGGCACCTTATCTTCATCTGCAGCGGCTGTAATTGGAGGCACGATTACCTTAACGAACGAATCCGGACTATCCGCATCTGGCTCCGCTGCTTTCGGTGGAGCAACAATAGATACAGACTTCGGCATAGTTTTGCCGAACAATGCTACAACTGGTAGAATCAAAGCAAACAGTCTTGTAACTTATTCTTCTCGACAACTTAAAACAAATATCGAGGACATCAAAAATCCTATAGATAAAGTTATGAGTCTCAGAGGTGTAAGTTATAATTGGAAAGACTCTGGCCAACCAGATATTGGTCTAGTCGCCGAAGAAGTCAAAAACGTAATACCAGAAGTTGTACATGATTCAAAAGATTTCATGGCGCTCGATTATTCTAGGTTGACCTCCATTTTAATTGAGGCAGTCAAAGCACAACAAGTCCAGATAGTTGCCCTGACCAAAGAGATCGACGACATCAAAAATAAAAAATAATCGGGCGACTGCGGCCTTAAATGAGCTTTGCGATACTAGTTACTAATGACGGGTACAAACCGTTTTAACATAAAATTATAATGCAAAATTTACCCAAACATATATAAGGAGGGTTTTTATTATGGGTTTTGGAGATGCAATTACTCTCACAACTTATACAGATTATATCGATCTGCAACATCAATCCGGTAATCTCAACACACCACCTGGCTCCCAGGTTGGTGCAATTTGGCTTACTGGTAGTAATGTTAACAACGGACAAAAGTCCCACATCGCGTTCCAAACGCACCTCAGTTCTTCTGGGGACATTTCTGGTAACGTGTTTCATGGTGACGGGTCGAAATTATCTGGCATCACAGTAACCACATTTAGTGGTTCAAAATTAACTGTCACTGGTAAAGCTATTTTTTCAAATGCTGCTTCACTTGTGACTTCAGGTTCTATATCTAGTTCCGGCGGCGGTACGTTCCTCGGAGCGGTTATCGCCAATACGGTACAAGTTTCCAGTAGTATTATGGCTGCTGGAGCTTTGACTGTCACTGGCACAATTTCAAGTTCTGCAGAAGGTGGTTTTCATACATTGAAATCTCAGGCAGGGGCAACCTTGACTGGTTCATTGGTTAACCATGGCTCTGTCACGGTTGAAAACGGCACACTGTCTTCATCGGCCGCGGCAATTTTTGGCGGCAACGTCATTATTTCGAAGGGCCAGGTCGCATTGAAGACATCTGGCTCTATTAAGACCGAAGGTACCCTGAGTTCTTCTGCTGGCGCAGTGTTCTTGGGGACGGTTATCGCTAACACTGTTCAGGTTTCCAGCAGCATTATGGCTGCTGGTGCTTTGACCGTCACAGGCGCCATTTCAAGTTCTGCTGAAGGCGGTTTCCATACTTTGAAATCTCAGGCAGGGGCAACTCTGACTGGCTCTTTGGTTAACCATGGAGGCGTAACGCTTCAGGGTGAGGTATCCTCATCCGGTGGAGCAGTCTTCCTCGGAACGGTCATCGCGAATACGGTACAGGTTTCCAGTAGTATCATGACTGCCGGCAACTTAACAGTAACTGGCACCGTTAAAAGTGCCGGCTTACATTCTAGTTCTGCTGCCATACAAGGCCACAGTTTGGCAATCCAAGCTGGTTCGACGCTTACTGGTTCTTTGGTTAATCATGGTGCTGTCACCATCACAAATGGTACGTTGTCTTCATCGTCACCAATGGTGATTGAAGGAACTGTTACATTAACGAATGACGCTTCCTTGTCCACATCTGGTTCGGTAGAAGCAGCAGGACAAATTAGTGGTGCCGCCGGCTGTGTTATCGGAGCCGGCTTAACCATCGCGGATGGAGACCTTAAGATATCCGGTTCCGCTGCCGAAAAGGCCTTTAAATGGCTAGGCACGCCGAACAAATTTCTTGTCAGTGGTTCGACATTCCTCTCTGGTACTCTAGACGTAGGAAACGGAGAACCAGGCGTCGGCTTTGACGTCAATTTCTATGGTGAATCTCAAGCTGGTGTACAGACCACAGGTAGTTTCTTCTGGGATGCTTCGGCAGACAAACTTTTGTTTGGCTCAGGGTCCATGATCGGTGTCGGTTTGGGCACAGAGGTTACAGCATACGCTGTTCATCTTCCAAACATCGACGGCGCCGCCGGACAGATAAAAGCAAATGCTTATATCACTTATTCGTCCGAAGATCTTAAAACCAATATCAAGACGTTAAGAAATCCAATTGAAAAGATTAGACGCCTTCGCGGCGTAACTTACAATTGGAAAGATTCTGGCAATCACGATATGGGCTTCATTGCTGAAGAGGTCGAAAAAATTGTTCCCGAAGTCGTATACAGTTCTAAACATAATTCAGACAAAGGTATCGACTATTCTAGAATAACATCGCTACTTGTAGCGGCTGTTAAAGAACAACAAGACCAAATTGAAGAGCTTAAAGCTTTGATAACAGATGATAATTAATCATTTATAAGTTGTTTAAAACAACGATAGGGCGCCCTGTTCAGTTTTTAATTGGGCAGGGCGCCTTTGTTTTTTGTTAACACAATGATAATTATGTAATAGAATAAGCATCATGACAAAGAAAGATCAAGATTTTGTTGTTAAAGTAGAAAGGGCGATATCCAAAAAATATGGCGTCGAGACCATCCAGAACCCAAAAGGAAACTGGGATCAAGAAAAAGAAGAAGATTATCTTGACCAGCTTAAGAGATTAACGAAGCTAAAGGACAAGAAAAAAATCAAGTCTGGGAAGGTTGAACAAGACGGCATCTTAATAGACAAGAAACTACTTAACAAACGAGAGGATAGAACATGTCCTGTGTGTAAAATCTATTCTTTTCAAATTAAAGATAATCTTTATATGAATAGATATCACTGCTGTTATGACTGTTATATAGAATTTGTACAATCGGCCTTAGATAGGTGGAAAAAAGGTTGGAGACCAGAACAAGATGAAGTTGAAAAAAGAAGATTTAAAAAGAATAATTAGAGAAGAAGTGAACTCCTACTTAAACGAGCGCGGCTTCGGCGAAGGCGAGCCACCAGAGGGCGAAATGTACAAAAAAAGAGTTATTGCTTTGGAGGAAGAGCCCGGACCAGAAGAAGGAAAGAAGAAGGGTATGTTTGACCAACCAGACTTTAAATCAAAGGTTGCTTGGGTCAAAAGAAATAAACCAGAGGTTGATGATCCGGATGCTTATGTAGCCGGCGCATTGAGGAAGGCAGGCGAACTTAAAGAAGATAAAAAACATTCAGTTGAATAGCAAATTCACAAACTACTTATTAATTGATACTTTTAGGAGAAAATAAATGGCAACAGTAATGGATATTATTCAGGGCATCTCACAGGCAGCTGCGAACGCCTATGATGGTTCTCACGATGATAGAGTCGCACACGATGGTGAAGGCCGAAAGGTTGGACTCAAAAGAGAGGAAGGCGACCTAAATCTTGAAGCAAGAGTCATGGATGGGTTCAAAGTTAAATTTTATGGGGACAAAATTTGTGTCTTATACCATAGTGAAATGAGTCTCAAAGAAATTCATGATAAGAATCGTTTTGAAAGTGATATAGAACAAATGCTCGCAGACATTGTATCTTATCTTAAAAAGGAATATAAGAAAATCACGGGAGACACTTTAACTCTCACGAAAGACGGTGAGATAGATATTTTTGTTTCATACATGAACAACATTAGATCCTGGGTTCAAGCAAAACAATTTTATAAGATCGGTGGATTAAAAGATGTCGTTGATTCTAGAGAGCCTGAGTCTGAAGATCGCCTTGATCAAGCCGTTAAAGATTGGCTTGAGCTTGGAAAGAAATCTCCAAAACCTAAAAATGTAACCGTAAAGCAGGGCTAATAAAAAATTGAATGTCTTATCAGTTGACAAAAAAAGAGATAACGAAAGAGATCTTAAAATGTGGCAAAGACCCTGTTTACTTCATAAATAATTACGCAAAAATTTCACACCCCCTTCGAGGCTTGATACCCTTCAAACTTTACGGCTACCAAGAGGAATTAATAAGAGATTATAACGATTACCGGTTTAACGTAATCCTAAAAGCAAGACAGCTTGGAATCTCAACGGTTTCGGCGGCATATATCGCATGGATGATGATGTTCCATCGAGACAAGAATATTCTTGTTATGGCTACAAAATATAATACCGCTGCAAACCTAGTAAAAAAAGTAAAATCTATTATTAAAAATTTACCAGAGTGGATTCAAATTGCAGAAGTTTCAATCGATAACAGAAATAGTTTTGAACTCTCCAACGGGTCTCAGATTAAAGCGTCAACAACATCTTCCGACGCAGGTCGTTCAGAAGCCTTGTCGCTTCTTGTAATTGACGAGGCGGCCCACGTAGAGGGGTTGGATGAACTATGGACAGGCTTGTATCCCACACTGTCGACAGGTGGTCGTTGTATCGCACTTTCTACGCCAAATGGTGTAGGAAACTGGTTTCATAAAATATATGCAGAAGCAGATCAACAAAAAAATGATTTTTATCCAACAAAGCTAATGTGGGATGTACACCCAGACAGGGACCAAGAATGGTTCGAAAAAGAAACCAGAAATATGTCGCCACGCCAAATCGCCCAGGAGCTTAAATGCAACTTTAATACGTCTGGAGAGACGGTTATTCATCCGGAGGATATAGTTCGTATGTCCGCCCAGTCGCTTGAGCCAAAATACAGGACAGGTTTTGATAGAAATTTTTGGATTTGGGAGAGTTATATTCCAGAGTGCACGTATCTTTTGTCT